CGACTACAACGCCATCGACGGATTGTTCTTCCCACTCGTCGGCTCAACCGCAGTCACGATGGTTGTCAAGCCAAACGGCACGGCCGTCGCATCAACAGCGAACCCTTCCTACACGTTCAGCGTTCTCGTAACCGAGTGGACCCCAGTGAACGGTGCAGTCGGCGAACTCGCCACCGCAGACGTCACCTTCCCAATCTCGGGCGCAATCACCAAGGCTGTCGCCTAGTTCTAATCACTTCACCCTGCGGAGGTAATACATGAAACTTGGATTGACCGTTGAAACAACGGACGGCCAAAAAAGATTGGCTGTCGTACAGTTCACCGACTTCTGTGCCTTTGAAGAAGAGCACAACACTTCGATGGCTCAGATTGAAGTCAGCATGAAGGTGCGTGACTTGGCTTGGCTGGCATGGCATTGCGAGAAGCGGAACAAAGTTCATGCGCTGCCGTTCGTTGAATGGCGTGACACGATTGCCATGGTCAGCATGGGAGAGACGGAGGACAACAAGATTGTCCCTTTGGAGAGAAGTCAGCCCACTGGTTGATCGCCTATTTGGCGGTTGAGACGGGTATCGCCCCGTCAGTGTTGCTGACAGAATCACCCAGGATGTTGTTCACGATGTTCTCGTACATCCGGTGGAAGCATGTGAAACAGAATCCGAACACACCGTACAATCGTTGATGTGGCTCCACCGAACTTTGCTCTTCGAGTCAGAGAACCTCAGCGTGGTGCACGATCCGCCGGGTCAGATGTCCTCATCGTCGTGGACTACAAAGGGCTGATACTCAAACTCAACTCTCTTGCAAAGCAAAGCCCGCTGTTCAACAAAGAGTTGAAGAAGGCCAGCGAAGAGATTGCCCAGCATGTAGTTGACCAAGCCAAACTCAACGCATCCTCACAACCGAAACATGGGCCAGCGGTCCAAGGCTCATCCGGTAGGTCGCAGGCGCAGGTCGTGGTCAACGGTCTGCGTGCTAGGCGTGACCGCATCCCAACAATCAAGCTTGACCACAACAGGCCCTACAAATCAAAGTCGCGTTCTAATGTCAAACGAACCAGAGGCAAAGCCTTCGGTCCAGGTTTGACTCGGGCTGTGACCTTCGGTGACGTGTTCTTCGGTGCCGAGTTCGGTGGTCGTCGTCGCAAAACCACTCAACAGTTCTTGCGCCATCGAGGCCGCCAGGGCTACTTCTTCTGGCAAGCCGTTAGGGACTCAAACTCCTACATTGCTAAGGAGTATGTGAGAGCTGTAGATGATGTCATGGCGATGCTTGGATTGGACAAGACAAACCGCTAGGGTGGGTTCAACAACCAGGAGCCCGCCATGTTCCCAGAAATCCAGTTAGATAACGTACGTGCCGTTCGCTTTGATTTCGTCAAGGCCGTAGTCCCCAAGCCACTTGCAGGGTCGTGGGCGCATCTGTCATCGCAGTTGCTTGTCAGCAAAGAGACACGCTCAAAGGACCGTCGTGCCCTCTGGTCGCCAGTCGTCTACGCACCCGGCACGACACGAGCCAACTGCAACGTCGACGCCGTGACGTGCTTGGTCGTTGACATGGACGGTGAAGCGTTTGAGAATGCACGCCTTGACGGTTTGGAATACTTGGCGTACACGACCTGGTCGCATCGCCCAGGTGATGAGCATTGGCACTTGGTGCTCCCACTCAAAGACCCTGTGCCAGCCAACATGTGGAGTCATGTTTGGGCTCAACTGCATGAACGCATCAACGTCGTCGGCGACCCTGCAACCAAAGACCCGGCACGAATCTTCTACCTGCCACAACATCCGAAAGGCTCAACACCAAGTCGTCGCATCGGCCACGGTGCATTGCTTGACGCCGATGTGTCTGGGATGTTCGTTCCTTCACGCATGGTTGTTTCACCCAAGGCTGCACAGTCACGCACACGCAAGCCACAACATCCTGCCGCCGACCCTGCGTGGTGGAGCGAACCGCAGCCAGATGAACCGTATGCAGGGATGACCGAGCGTGAAGCGTTGGAGAAGTTCTATGACGACTGGCAGGACATCAAAAAAGCACTGCTCGCCAACTGAGTAGAATCGTGGCTCATGGCCATTGAGCGCGCATTCCTCGTCAAACTCTTTGCCGATCCATCACAGATTCTTGATGCCTTTGGAAAGATAGGTAAAGAGGCTGGCGACGCCTTCAGTGAAGCGAACCGCAAGGTCAACGAAATCGCACCAGGGTTCCAGAAGATTGCGTTGGCTTCGGCTGCAGCGTTCGCAGGTCTAGCCGCCTTCGCAACCAAAGCGGCTCAAGCCGCAATCGAGGATGAACGCGAACAAGCCAAACTTGCCAAGACGTTGCAGAACGTGGTCGGTGCAACTTCGGAGGCGGTTGCTGAGACAGAGAAGTTCATCAAAGCCCAGTCACGTCAAACAGGCTTCACGGATTCAGAGTTGCGTCCGTCGATTGAGGCGTTGATTCGAAGCACTGGAGATTTGGGCAAAGCGCAGCAACAGACTGTGCTTGCGCAAGACATAGCCGCAGCCACAGGAGCCTCACTCACAGAGGTCTCTACGGCGCTCGCCCGAGCCAACACGGACAACTTCAAGTCCCTTGTGGCGTTGTCACCAGCGTTGCGAGACAACGTCAAAGAAGGTCAATCACTTGACACAGTCTTTGCCGAGCTCACTGCCACGTTCGGTGGGTCAGCCCAGGCGGCAGCCGGCACGACTGCTGGTCAACTGCAAATCCTTCGGAACAGTTTGTCAGAGGTGACTGAAGCAATCGGTGCCGGTCTCGTACCAGCAATCTCGGCATTCATCGGGCCGTTGACCAAACTGGCTCAGTTGATTGAGGACAACGCAACGGTGTTCTCCGCTGTCACAATCTCGTTGCTTGTCTTCACCGGGTCTCTCACTTTGGGAGGTATTGCGATGAAGGCTTACGCAGTAGCAACAGCCTTGGCTGCGGTTGCAACACGAGTATTCGGCCAAGCCATCTCCGCATCGGGCATCGGTGCGTTCCTTGTCGGTTTCAGTTTGCTGGTTTCAGCAACGGCGTTACTGGCGACCAAACTGTTCGCAGCAGAGAAATCAGTCAAGGCTTTGCAGTCGGCTGTCGCTGGATCGGATGGCATAGTTCGAGCAGCGGGACGAGCCTTCATCTACCTGACTGGCGAAGTCCTGCTGCTGAACTCAAGTCTGTCTCGAACAGTGAACGTGTTGGACACTCAGGAACGACGCTTGGAAGGTTTGGCTCGAAGCTACGGAATCACCACGTTCAAAACTGGACAGTTCAAATCTGAAACAGGCGGTGCGGCCACAGCGGTTGTCACTGCCAAAGAAAAGATTGCACAATACACGCAGGTCTTGAAGTCTGCCCAAGGAGCGTCGGATGCGTTCGGTGCTTCTCAGAAGCGTGTCAGCGGTGCCACCGAATCAGTGGCAGATGCCGATGACGCTTTGAAGGTTGCACAGGATGCGTTGGCCAAAGCGCAGCAGGGTGGTTCGCCAGAGGCGATTGCTGCGGGTCAGCGTGCCGTCGCTGCCGCTGAACGAAACTTGGCTCGTTCCAAGTTCAGTCACGAAGAGTCAATCATTGCTGTGCGTGATGCCGAGCGCAAACTGGCTGAGGTTCGTGCTGACCCAGAGGCCACCGCCGATGAGCGTCGCAAGGCTGAGATTGACTTGGCTGAAGCAAAGTTTTCGGTCGCCGATTCCGAAGACCGACAGTTTGAGACGACATCCCGTTTGGCAGAAGCGCGTCGACTCCTACGCATTGAGACCGTCGGCCTTCGTGAGGGTGACGCAGAGTTGTTGCCGTTGCAGAACGCTGTTGAAGTTGCGCAAAAGAATCAGAAGCCTGCCGTTGACCAGTTGACCGAAGCCATCAACGATCAAGCCAAGGCTCTTGATAACTATGGTGAGGCGTTGTTGGCGTTGGCTGACATAGCCAAGTTGTTCCCGAAGATAAGTAGCAACCGTCCGGCAACGGGTTTGATTCCGATGCCAAGCACCGTAGACCCGGTGACGAGTGGCGGCGGTGGCGGTATGCGGATGGTGTCCGACAAGGTGGAGATTACAGTGAACTCGAGCATCGTCAATCCGTTGCAGGTAGCCCAAGAGATTCAGGATTATCTTGACCAGTTGAATCGCGCCTACGGAACATACTCGGTGTAGCCGATGGCAAAGACAGCCATCTGGGGTCAGACATACAAGATTCTGTTGGACACTGGGCTGACCCAGGATGCGTTCACACTTGACTCCTCCACGCTCAACGACGTTGATGTGCTGGATGGAAACGTGGACTTCGCTGACGTCACCGAGTTCGTGTTGAGTGTCAACATCAAACGTGGCCGTCAAACCCAGTTGGACACCATGTCCATCGGACAGGCCACCGTCGTGCTCGATGACAAAGCATCCAACCGTTCCTTCGACCCGGCGAACACCGCATCCACCTACTTCCAAGGCGGGTTCGGTATCGCCCCACGACGCTTCGTGCAAATCTACGGTGGCACC